ATATGTCAAGTATATTATTGCATTATGCCATATTTTTATTGCATTGCAATTTATTAAATGAGTAGATGTCGTTATTGCTATCTATTCTATAATTCTCTCTCTTTTATGATAAAAACGATTTTTCTCGTTTTTTTTTGTAAATCCTATTTTTAGGTATGGATATGTTTCAGTTTTGAAATCTTTATGAGACGCGCTGAGACGCGCTGTAACAAGCGGTCCCGGAAAATTATCGCCTAAATCCGACGAGTTTTTCATCAATTGGTAGCATTGGCGCAAATATTTTAGCTTAGTTTTGGATGTAAATTATTGAATGGGTAAAAACCGCATTTTGGCATGATAGTTGTATAGGGTTTGCAATATCAATAATATGACTATTTATTAATTGTTATTGTACTATAATATTAATTGCCCCGCCGGGAGTACCGGGGCAACACTGAAATGGGTTCAGGTGATTTTATGTCGCGCTAGTTTTAATTCTGTCTCGCTCATCGAGACAATCCTACAGCCTAAATTATTTTTAAGCCAAATCAATATATCATCAAACGCTTTTGTTTGCAACCACCTGCCCTTGCGACGTATCTCTATTTGGCAATCTCCTTCTGAACCGTCGAAATGATAATTGCCACTCATATCGACCCCGATCAGAATTATGTTTTTGGCACCACTCATCGCGCAGAGTTGAGTCGCGCGACAGCAAACAGTTGCTCCACCATATGTAGAACCGTGGCAAAAATCCGGATTGTTAAATTTCCAGATTGACTTATGTCTAAACCCATAATCTGCCGGATGTTCTGCGGCGATTGAATCGCTGAATATTTTTAAAACATCCCTGTCTAAGTTGTCGTGAAACCATTGATTATTTGGAATCGAACTATCTTCACAAATCCAGAACTTTGCATCGATAGGGGTCATGATTGCCTTGTTACAAACCATTACAATCGAGCCTTTTGGAATCGAGTCGTAATATTCCTTACCATTGGGACCCGACCCAACGATATAAACCGTTTCATGCCTTAATAAATCTGTATCCGTGATTAGCATCATAAAGGATCGCAGCTTAGTTTGGTTTCCGAAACACTTCTAAATGTGACGCCTCGCCGCGTGTAATATTCTATAAGGCTGTTTACATAAGGGACGTAAGCCCATATTTCGCCATGGGGACAAGTCTCTGATTTGCTTTCATTCCCGTCATAATACTTAGCACCGCTCATATCAATGCCACAAAGCGAGATTCTTTTTGCTCCAAATCTGGCTCCAAGTTCCATCGTTATAGCAGCTACCGTTCCGTCTGGCTTAAACATTTCTGGAACTGGTAAATATTTGTGTGGCGTGAATCGTGGAACAAAACGGAACGTATAGTTACATTTTGCCTTAGATTTACGGTGCAAGCCTTGTGAAAAGAACCTGATTATTTGTGGTCGAGATAAGCCTTTTTTGAACCAAGGAGTTTTTATTGCCCACCAATCTGCGACGCACCAAGCATCGATCCTCACAGGAATTGTTATTGCATAGTTAACAGCGATCACAAAACTATCTGCTGGAATTTCGTCCCAATGCGCCTTACCTCTAGGTCCGGGACCCAGAATTGTTATGTGTTCCGGACACCGGAAATTAGATTTAAATAAATCGCGTGGCATCATTTAATATTTCGATAAGGCGGTTTAACGTAACGACGCGGCCCACCTTCAACCTATTGGGGAAATAATACGTCCAGTTATCGATATGCATTCCCCGGTCTGTTTTTGGACGTTTTAAAACAACAGTGCAGCCATAATCTTCGTCTATTGTCCAGTAGTTTAAATCGGACTGTTTGCATAGCCAACTGAATATTCGCCAAGCATCTCCGCACCAAAGAGGATTACCGGATTTAGATATTAGGGTCGGTTTTTCTGTTGCATACCTCGCGTCGGGTGGCATCGTGTCATGAAGGATAATAGCCCCATCGTCGTTGAGAAATTTCAATGAATTTTCCAAATCCTGCTGGACCTGTTCGTATTTGTGGAGACCGTCGATAAAAATCACGTCGAAATATTCTTGATTCCAACTAAAAAATTGATCGCTGGTCGTTTCGTGGATATCCTTTTCACCGATCATTTCATTGGTGATAATCGGATCAATGCCGACTTTATAGTCACATTTTATTCGCCGCCAAGTATCGCCGTATAAAACACCAATCTCTAAATATGATGTTGCTCCGATTGTAGAAATTACACGATTAATTATGTCCCATCTCATTTTTAGCTCCAGTCTCCTTAAACATTATATTCACGTCCCTGAATATGTTATCCGCGTCCTTTTAATATTGCATCCGCGTCCCTGAATATGTTGCTCGATAAACTATTGTTCACTGAATATGAAAAACACTCCCTTTGGGCCATATATTCATATCACTGAATATGTAGTTAAGTTTAATCAGGACCGTAAACGCCTCTCAGGATGCCCTGTGATATTTTAGAATGATCCACGTCCCAATCTATGTCATCTACAGCAGCAGATTGGTAAATTCTTGCCTTGCCCCGAATCTTGTTTAAATCTAACCATTGTTCCATCGTTGAAGCTCGGCTAAATCTAATCGGAACTTTATCATGACCCTTCCATCGGATTTCTCCCGCGATTACAGGAAGTGATATTTCTCGATTGACCATACGAATCATTTCCCGACCGGGACCACCGTTAATTCCAATCGCATAGATATCGCTATAATCAGTTTTCTTCCCGTGATATAGAACAATCGAAGCGTCCTCGCGGACCTTGAGGAAATGTATCAATGCTTTTTTCGACCAAACCGCATCGGCCAGAAATATGACTAGGTTTTGTGAATCGTCCGTAGCTTCGACAAGGTCGAGAAGTGCAGGGACTAAATCTTGAGGATCATCCGGATCGTAAGTGGTCAAAAACTGGCTCGTCGGATAAGAACTTTCAACCAGTTCTTTTTTATACCCGACACAAAATAATATCTCAGAATCGTCGAACTTTTCAATCGTGCGGAGTAGTCTCAATGTGCGTCCGATCAATGTCTCTTCGCTTTTACCATCCGGAGTTGGAATTTTCATTAAGCCCTTGGTTTTATCGACTGATTTAACTCCACGGCCCATACGGTTAGCACGGCCACCAGCCATAAATACGTATTTGGGACTAAGATTCATTGTTATTCCTTTCTTAGCATAAGAATCTTTGCATTGCTATATTTTGAAAGGTCTATTATTCGGTCAGAAACATCGGCTAGGTCCATTCCCATCCTGACCGATTCCCAATCAGAGTTATGAAATAAAGCAATACCACCGGGCCTTAACGCTCGCTCAATAAGTGGTACGGCCTTCATTAACATGCGAGCAGCATGGTTTGTGTCTTCAAAAATCATATCGAAGCATTGTGCTGGTAATGATTCTAAATATTCAATCTCGTCACTTGTCACTAACGAGATATTCTTTAGGTCTTCTGGAGTAAATACTTGACCCATTTTAGGGCTACCGGGACCAGCGAACATTTCGCCTTGGCTCCAAAGGTCCACCGATATTATATTGCCGTAACCATTTTCACGAAGAGCCATATTCATTACCTTGGCACTCAGGCCAATGAAGGTGCCGAGTTCCAATATATCCAATGGTCGTAACTTCTTAATAATCGTACATAGTAATTGAGCGTCTTCGTATTGAAGCGCACGTTGTCGATAGAGCTTGCGAAATATTTCTATCGGCATGGGACATTCGAATTTATTTATTTTTGTGACGTCTAATTTAACCAACATCGTTATCTCTCGTTTAGAATTTTAAAGAATTTTCCGACGATTTTGGAAACGTGGTGATTGCTCATCGCTAAGTGTCTCATTTTACCGGGATTATGCTTGAGGCATTTTTCTATTAATACGTCCCAATTTGGAACGATTCTTTTTGGATTCCTCGTCGTCATATTATACCAGACACGATTGTTATAGTTGTTTTCAGTCACATAGCCTAAGCCGTGTTTGGAATCAGCGATAATTACACGACGACCACTCGCCATTGCTTCATAAATATAACGACCTGTTCCAATGACTAGTTGCGCGATAGAAAACAATCGCATTATTTCAGACTGCGAAAATCCAGTCTCTATTCTGATAAATCTTATTCCCCTTGATACGAAAGCGTTAATCATTCGTTCCGGGGCATGATGTCGATGATTCGCACAAACCACGGTATTCAATGGACCTTTACTCATATCGATTTCAAACCAATCTTTTCTAACCGGATTAACGATGACCTCAGAATCTATTTTATTATTATTTAACCAATGTGAACGGACCTCATTAGAAACACTGACATGTCGATGTGGACAATGAAACTTGAGCGGTGGACGCTCAATATCTGTTAATCGGCCATGGCTGACTAATATTGCTTTTTCAACATCGATTGCACCTGAGTCATTTAAATGTCTCGAATGATTTATTATTCCAAGGTCAAATTTTCTGCCCGTAACATCGGTGACTATTTCTAGGTCTGATAAATATTCCGTAGCGAAATCTCCTGCTTCGTTTGTAAGGATCGTTACGTCATGACCCTTAATTTTTAAATATTCCGCGATTGTCCAAGTCCATATCTCGGAGCCACGCGGTTTTAAAAGAGTATGATTTCCAAGTAGGATTTTCATCGCTTCCGCTTCTTGCCCTTGAACTTCCCCGGCAATATTCTTTCGTTCCAGCCAAAATCCACGTTCTCTCGCTTATCCCTATCGCCCTTGGTATTTGTATTCATGTGATAAAAATATCTCCTGCAACCCTTATGATTAACGACGCCCATTCTTGTTATGATTCTTTTCAATAAAGCATCCACCGGACCACCGCCATTTCTGGTCAATCCTCTGGGGCATTCTTTTGTTAATTTATCAAACGCCACGGCTAGTTCTTTTGTCTGTCCGACAAGTGTGCCAATACCTGAGCGATATTTTTTAAACTTAAACATAGGGTATCTATGTTTGCCAGTGACTAAATTCTTAACGATTATATTGTTTAGGTTCCAAGCAAACGGAGCACCATTAATAATTGGAGCAAGGGCATGTTCCAAATATCTCGGCTCGAAACGATCATCTTCATCCATAATCGCGAAATAAGGCGATTTGCAGCGGCGTATGAATAGTTTCATTTTGAAAAACCATATTGCTGGCCAATTACCCTTCACTCTATGTTCGACAATCTTGATAAAACTATCATGTATCAATTCGGGCGGAAACGGTGGCTGGTGTAATAGATGCAATACCTTTGGGTTATAGGTTTGGTCAAGCGCGTTACAAATCGCATGCATCTTGAGCCATGGATTAAATCCTAGTGTTGCTATTCCCACTTCCTTGTTTTTTTTACTCATGCTTAACGTCCAATTTTGTCGCTGATAAAGTGGTAAAGCTTAGGCCCAATTTTTCTAGATGTCTCATTAGAGAATTAAAAACTGGAACCGTGCTCCATTGATTATCTTTTCTTTTCAATTGCTTATGTCTCGAACCGTCGTGATAAGTATTACCGTACATGTCTATTCCACATAAAGCGATTTTTTTACTCCCGGTGAGATAAGCGAGTTGTATCGCTGCACCAGCAACGGTACAACCGGGCCTTAGATAATTCGTTCCGGGAGCAACGTTATTCTCACGCATCATTTCTGGTTTTCTAAGTTCAAACGTACATCTTACCCACGGGAAATAACGCGCCACTCTTAATTTTTCCATCACTGGTATTGGATATCCGAGACCGATGCTGTTTTGTGTCAGGTCATGACCTGTTAAGTAATAATTATTATAATGCCACTCCATCAGGTCACGGAAATATTTCTGGCCCTGTAGCGTGGGGTCCATGGCCATCCATAGAGTAGTATTGACCGGGCAAGTAATAGCACCGTTAAGGGATATGACAAAATCATCGTCATCAATCTTGTCATATCCCTGTTTTCCTCGCGGACCGCTGCCAAGAATAACTACTCTTTCTGGTAGTTTTAAGCCATGTTCGAAAACGTCTTGAAACTTGGGTTTGGGCAACAAAATAATTTTGCCCTGTTCGAGAAGAGGAATCGCTGTTTTATCACGAAGCTGTACAGTCCTACCCGCTTTCCAGCGACGTCCCTTATATTCGATGGGAATAATTACCCGATAATTTCCGATACGTGGCCTTTTCTTTAACGATTGCTGGAATTCAATCGGATTATCCAGAACGGGCTTTGTCATTATCGGAAATTATGGACCTTCTGTCACATCTGGATTGAGTTCCCCGGTGCTTGGCTCAAGTTCTGTAACGTCAGGTTCAAGCGGCCATGTGGGTAGCCAGTTTTCTTCAAGGTCGTATAGGCCGATAAGAATGTTCTTGACCGCTGTTCGGGTAATTTCGTTGTCCCAATTATTACCCGTGGTTTTTTCTGCAAGTTTCAGGGCGGTAACGACTTGACGACCTTCAAGGCCTGCTATTGTTCCTCTCCATTTTTGAGGCAATAGGCCCATGAAGATTTTGAAAATGCGATGTGCGCCGCGTAATTTCTCAATCGCGTTTCGCACTGGTTCTGGCAGGGCTTCGATGATATTTTCGATATCATCAAATCCGTCAATATCCATCAGACTGTTAATGCTAGTAGTAGGTACCATCGTTCGGTCTCCTTATATTTTTATATCATCCGGGATTTTATCCAAGATGTCCAACATTCGTGTTGTGTGTTTTTATTGCCAAATTGTTTAGCGACATGCCGCTCGAATCCTTGTTCTGTTCCTTTGAAAAAAACTGAATAATTGTGATCGGCATTTAACATTTCTTGCTCATTATTAAACGCTGCGAAACGAACATTGCATGTTCCTGCCCCATCATCATTATGTATCAAGACGTAAACAGGATTATTATCTTCTGATTCTATATCGTACATGATTCTTCCGGCAATAAATTTTTTTCATCCGGTTCCTTGCCGTTGAGCTTTTCTTTTAATCTATCCAATTTCTCGCATACGTCCCATTTGCTATTCGCCGGATTAACGTCTCCATTTTTGTTCCCCTTGGACTTCTTGCCATTTCTGACAATCTGTTCGAATAATTTTTGAAGCATTTCACGCTCCGCTACTGTTTAAGATTTTATGTCGTAATTCTTCATGAAAGTCATGGCAAGCCCCGCAATTTTTGTCCTGTTTCTTGTCCATTAATATTAATACCTCAACCGTTCTTTCTGCACAATGCTTGATATTTTCAATGTCCTTGTCCTGTTTGTCAAGCTGTACCGATATTTTTTTCTCCCAAATCAAATAGGAGCGAATCGCGATCCAAATCGCTACTGCGCATACTGTGACAGGAATACCAATCCTATTTATCATCTCACCGACAAATGTTAGTTCCATTACTCCCCCGTAAATATTTTATTAGCTATGCTTGTGAACAGACATGGTGCTATATAATCCTAAAATGTCGTTAAGGATAGTTCCCGGTGCTGTTAATATCACCCAACAAGTAATGAGGTCTCCGGCTAATAGTTCGAAATACGTATCGACCGATATAGACCTTGTGAGAGTAGGAGCAAGACCGGGAAAATCGTCTTTAAACTCTTTTCTCGGCACACCATTTATCCATATCTGGATCGTAAAATCAACCGCTGGACCGGGTGGGAAATCAAATTCAAGTGTTGATGTAATATGGTAACATCCATTTATCGGAACTGTAAAGGTGCCTATTGCCGGATTATAGAACTGTGTCCCGGTCGCAACAAAATGAGAATCATAAAGAACTGCGTCAAAAACGACTTGTGCGGCACCAACACCGGGTATTACTATCGGGGCTATTTGCACACATGCTTTGGCCCTTGGCGGATTGGCAATGGATAATGGCCCCCAGATGTGTTCCGAGCTGCCGTCTGAGCCATCATTCGCGACAATAAATTCAAACACTCCGGCACCCGGAGCTGCAAGGCCGGGAATTGGAATATCATTAATATCGTCATAAAACATATAAAGCGTATTAATTCCAAAGCCACCAACGTTCTGAGCCGTCGCGTTAGAACTGTAATTATTATGATGACTATACATTATTTGATGGCCGATAAGTCCGGCAAGATTGAAGATTACATGATTCCCACCAGCGTTTACTCGATACATCTTAATGTGGTTTTCTTTGACGAAATATTCATTACCACCTGTATCGTTAATGTAGAAAAAAACCGTCGATGTATTGCCAGCCACGTCTTCTTCCTGAAACAAGGCTATATTGTTAAAGAATCGGAAATCCACATCGCCAGCGTTTAACGAAAAGACTCTATATGTATCATCATCGTCTTCGGTATAAATCTTAAATTCGCTGTCCCTGAAATAGACCGTAGTCGGCCCGTCGAAATAGAACAATTCATGAGTCTGCGCACCGACCACCGAGCCGCCAAGACGTACTTCGAAATAACAATCGTCAAATATGTATTCGTTCGAAAAGAGAAGTTCTATAAATCTACGTGCTGCGGTGGTGTCATACGTCGCGACAAAACTACAATTTCTGATGTGCAGCTTATCTGTATTAATGCTTCCACCTGTTAGAAGTGGAACTGCGATTGAAGCATTTGGCCTAAATTCTATATTTTCTAACGAGCTTTCTTGACCCGGAAAGTCATATGTTCCTTGGACCCTCACACCGTCTGATTTCGTGCCAAGGCCGACGAGTGAGACGAAATCTGCTCCTGTTAAATTTTCTGTATAAACACCGGGACAGATATGAATGATCCATGGTTCTGATGCTGAGGGAGTTTCTGTAACCGCAAAATCTATCGCGTCTTGAATCGAACTGAAATCACCATTATCGTCCGGGGAAACAACAACTGCCCTGTCGCAACAAGCACAACCAACGTCTGAATCGGGATCGGTATAAGCAGAACCACCAGAATAAGCATTTGAGTCAAATCGCTGGAATACTTTTTCTTTGAAATCCATTAAATCAATCGCGATCCTGCCGATTGTTCTCGCGAGAGTTTTACGCTTATTTCGATATGGAGGGAATCCAGTACTCATTCTAATACTCCGGCACCGTATTCTGTGCCTGATAGTTCTGTGTTTCGGTCGTTCATCGAAATGTTTTGAACCAGAAAGTATAAATCCTCATCCGCTGTTGCTCTGTAATCATCCACGGCATGAACCGTGTCGAATATTTTAATTCTTGGATCAAAACCGTGTCTTGTCGATACGTCACGATAAATTCTTATTACCTCGTCAAGAATCAAATAGGCGCGATCAAGGGCTTGGGCTTCCGTAAATACTATTCCCTGATTGTCCAGTTTTGTCGTATGTCCAACATTTGTCGTTTTCTTGATTAGGTGAGGATAATAATCTCTGACAAATGCTGAATCTGCCGTGCTGCCACCGATGAAGTGTCCGCCTTCACCCTCTGTATAAGGACCAGTCCCGTCTGAAAAAACTAAGGCTCCCGGACCTGATGGAAGTGTTCCGTTGTTTTGATAAACAAGTTCTACACAATTGGGACCTGTGGGCGCGTTTATAGTTTCAATAATGGACCAGTGATCCAAATCTCCGTTTTGTGCAATATAATCACCGACCTGTGGTTCGCCGGGGGCTCCAAAATTTGTACCAACTCCCGTCACGGTCCAAGGCGGACCACCTGCATTGAAGGTAATGGTACCAAGTCCTAATTGTCTCGTTCCATGAGCGACTTCGCCTTGAATACAAGCACTGATGCAAATCTCTTGACTGCCATAAATGATTAATTCCCAAAATCCTATTGAACGTTCAGGCCCAGAACTCACCCATTTGAAAGGCCTGCATTCTATTATGATATATCTCACTGTGGCGATTCCTTCTAGGTCAAAATCGCGCGATTCGTTAGAGAACATCTCAAACTCGACCGTTTCTGGTGAAAGTGGAGAATAAACCACATCATCTGTCGAGCCTAATAGAGTCACGCCCATTGCAAAATTATTTACATTCTTCGACCACCATCGATATAAAATAAAATGGCTCAGGTCATAAATATCACCAAGGTCAATTTTTACATATTCGTGATATCCCGCGGCTGGACTTGATTGATAAACGGCGTATTCGGTTGATAAATCACCGTCGTTAAGTGCTGTGATCGGCCCCGATCCGGCATGAACCGTCCAGCCTGCAATTTCAGCAAGTGCTGTCAAGACTACTGCTGGATCAGTGATAAGATTTTTTGCCCGACCAATTATTCCTGTCACTGTGACGGCTGTGGCAAAATCTTCTGTGGTAGAAGTGAGTCTTAGACCATTTTCTAAAACCGGACCAGTGTCTATAATATCGGGATCAGGTGCGGTCAATGCCCTTACCTGCTGTCCACGAACCTTATCATTTTCATGATCGTACCAAATCTTATAGCCCTTTGAATCGGCATAATTCTCTTGAAGCTTTCTGTATAGTTCTGCCGCCGTACCGTCACATTTGAGCCATTTAATATTCGAGAGATTAATGCCAGATTCCATAAGACCTGAGACAAAAGCCGCGCCAGAAGCTCCGGGGGTACCCCCGATTTGATCGTATGGATATTTAATTGTCAATAAGAAATCATTAGTAATAGAATCGACAATTGCGAGTACCGGAGAAACGCTGTGAAGCGCAAACCTGTCGCCCTCTTTAAGTTCTGTGGTAAATAATGTACCCACTCCCGTCACTGTAAGATATGGCGGTGCATTCACAAAAGTCACGGTGCCTGTTAGATTGGTAATTAATTGGGCCTCAGTAAATCCGCAGCCCTGTGACACACAATCATCGGGCAATGAAAGCATATATTCTATTACGTCGGCAAGTTCTAGTGTTCCCTCGATATAAACCGAAACTTCAACTAGTCTGAATACTGCAAGAGCACCCTGATCGTTTGCAAATCGTATTAATCCAAGAGGCTCGTCAACGATAAATTCTGATGCCGCAACAGGGTCCCATGATGGGCCGTTTTGAATCTCTACCTCAAATACTCCGGGGACGAAAGCACGGTTTGTTCCAAAGATATTTTCTGCCCATGTCTGGCCCGGTGCTGTTGGATCGATTTCATAGGTATAATAAGTCCCTGCATCGTCATAGATTCCTGTAGGATCATGGCGCAACGTCGCATTGGAATTTGGCCCGTTGATATCTGCTTCAAGTTCTGTAGGAGCCAAGGCTTTTTGTAACTTATTCATCGGGCATACTGCTTCAACTACCAGTTTGGAGTCGATTATTTGTGGCGTTCGTATTGTTCCACGAAACAGATATTCTGTCTCTGGCCCCAATGAGGTTTGTACCGTACATGAAAATCTCGAATCCGCCATAAGCTGTAATGGATTGTCATGATTAAATTCTTCGAATAATTCCCAATCATCAACCCCTATGTCGTATCGCGCATTGCCAATGACCGGATTAGCGTCTGAAATTACAATTCCCCATCCGTTGTTTTTTATTTTTAACTCGGTCCATGAGCCATCAATCGCGGCTTCATAACCGTTTCTTACTTCTAGCGTATAGGAACGGTCAACTGCTAAGTTGTCTTCTATAATTGTATCTATTGCAGAGGTCCAAGCCATTATGTTCGTGACTCCCAAACAACTGAGGTTACGTCGTTCCAGTCTGACCAAGCCCCGCTTAGGGTTATTTCAAGGCCAAATTTCATATTGAGCGGCGCGTTTTGTCTCGAAAAATGCATCTGTGTCGTATCGTCCAGAGTTGCTTGTGCCGCGATTTCTACTGGTAAATCTGTCAAGTAGCAAACATAGGCCTTTGGCGGTGAATTATTAATCCCACGTAAAAACAACGTTATCGTATCGTGATATTTGTAGTGATGATAGAAATTGGCCGCTAAATATCTCCAGTCTCCAAGATACTGAATCACGCTCTGTTCGTCGATATAAATAGTGGGTATTGATAAAACGCCCTTAACTTCGTAATGTATCTTGGTGTCGTGCATCGTTAAATCTCGACCGTCGCGGAGCGTTTGGATTATGAAATTATTGCTCATTTTCGCGTCTAGGTCGAAAATTTCAAGGTCGTAACCAGTCCCGGCAGCGACGGGTTCACCTGCTGCGTCTAAGGTTTGATATGTCCATATTCTTAGGGTCATGAATCGAAATGTTCTCCATTTTCCCAACCGCCGAACGAATAATCTAAGACTCGACCGTGAGGGTCTACGGCAAGTCTATCTGATCGACCGCTCAGAACAAAACTGGACGGAAGAGTAAAGCCGAACTGAAAGAAATCTTCCCAATTTGAGATGAAGGTATAGCTTAAATTATTCATATCGCTACCGGGCATTTTCTTCTTGCCCCCACCGAGAAGACCACCGAGAAGGCTTATTCCTGCTCCAATGATACCACCGCCAAAGGCTCCGACGATGCTGCCGAATAATCCGCCTCCCCCGATATTTGCCGTGATTCTAGTCGATATATGTTTCTCTAATATCTTACCTAGGTCATTAAATATGTTCTGGATCGTTTTCGAAATATTGCCACTGACAATTGAGCGTCCAAGCTTAGAGAATCCTTTTATGATCGCGTCGTTCAAAGAATCCATAACTTCACTGGTGCCGGATTTAATCGGATGCTCGCGGCCAGTACCCCTTATTTTTCTCGGCTTACCCGGACCTTCTTTTTCCGACAAATTATAGACCTTGGTCACGTCCATAAATAAGGGGTCTTTCGGGTCAGATATTTTTTTATTGAAAAGAATTATCCTTTCTTCGATTTCCTCTAAAGTCTTGAACCAAACCGCTTTCATCGCTTCGAGCATTTCAGGAACGATACTGCCAAATACGAGGCTTACACCAAGGTTATAAAACAGGTCGATTAATCTATCTTTCCACCCATCGGTGAAAGTCGCGATGTCATTGAATATTTTAGTGAACCATTCATAAATATCATTGACAATATCTATTACAGTGTTGAGAAGAGCTTGCCATGCCAAGTCCCAATCACCATTAATGATGTGCATCCCGGCTTCCAATAATCCGCCAAGGGTATGAAACAAGATTTCAAACGCTGCCTTAATGGTGTCCCAGATTGTAAAAGCTGTGACTTTAATAACTTCCCAGACAGCGTTCCATGCCGCCATTATTGTCGGTCCCCATGTGTTCCAGAAATCCTGAATCGCGGTAAGAATCGTTATCCATGTCTGCCTGATAAGAGGAAGGTTTTCTAGGAACCAAGCCTTGATCGGCTCCATCCATCTCAAGACTTCTTCTTGTAAGAACTTGGTCTCGCTAACGATCCAGTCCCAATTTTTAACAATAAGAGCCACTCCAGCGATGATTGCAGCGACCAAAATTCCCCATGGGCCTGTCATGGCGGTAAACGCTACTCCGATTGCAGGTGCCACGGTCAGGATTTGGCCCAATAACATGAGAAGTGGCCCAAGAGCCGCGACTACCCCGGCTATTACTAATCCGAGTCTAATCATTGCCGGGTCTGCTTCGGCGAGACCTGAGACCCAAGCTGTAAGCTTTTCGGCAAATTCTGTCAATGCTTCCAATAGGCCTGTTTCCCCAATCGCAATCATCAGGCCCTCAAACGCAGATTGTAGTTTAATCAATTGCCCGTTAAGGCCTTGCATCTGAGTCTCGGCGATATTTGCGGCAAGACCATCAACGTCGCCAAGTGCGGCGGTAAATTTTTCTAATTCTTCCGTGCCTTGATTCAGGACGTTTATCATTGCGGGTCCGGCACGAACCCCGAATATTTCGACAATTGCCGCACCCCTTTGAGTAGAGGTATAGAGCTTTTCATCAAAAGCACGGCTTAAATCGATCAGGACTTGGGTCATTCCACGAAAGTTGTTTTCTGCATCTACTGTTTGTACACCGAGTTCGTCAAGAACGACTTGTGCCGATGGAACTACATCGATAAGCCTGACAAGGCCTTGTCGTAGAGAAGTACCAGCCATGCTTGCTTGGATACCAGCATTACCAAACATTCCAAGAATTGCACTGGTTTCTTCAAACGAAAGACCGAATGCCGTAGCGACTGGAGCGGCATATCGCATCGCTTCGCCTAGTTGTACAAGATTAGTATTTGCACTTGTGAAGGTGCCTGCCATAACGTCCATTGCATGGCCGAGTTCTTCGACAGGCATTCCCATTCCGGTTAAAATGTTTGAAGCGATATCTGCGGCTTCTGCAAGGTCCATATTTGCAGCAGCGGCGAGATTTAAAACATCTGGCATTGCCGCAGCAATTTCATTGACTTCAAATCCGGCCATTGCCAGAAAGTTCATACCTTCTGCGGCTTGTGTCGCGGAGAATTTTGTGGTGCGGCCTAATTCCTGAGCCACAGAATTCAGGAGTTCCATTTCTTCCGCCGTGCCTTGAGTCACAGCAGCGACTTGATTCATGGCTTGTTCAAAATTGGCCGCCATCCGCACAGCATTGATACCAAGGCCGACAATTGGAAGAGTCAGTGCGGTTGTAAGCGTTCTACCAACCGCCCTCATTCTTGTACCTGTAGCTTGTAGAGCGTTTAGAAATTGCTGATTCTCAAGACTTAATCGGACTTGAAGATTAAATACTTCTCCCATACTTCCAAGTAAGCTTGTCATATTTCTAGATTCTCAAATCTGCGGTCTAATTCTTTAATATCAGACAATATGCCTTTTCTCGCTTCGTCGGCCTGTTCTTTTGTCGAAAACTGACTAACTCCAATATTGAGAAGTGCTTTTCTTAGTGTATTTAAATCGCTGAGATAAGAAACGGAACGAATCCTGCAAACTCGCTCGCCCAAGGTCCAAAGTTTAATATCACCTAGCTGGTATCCGTTTTCTACAAGACGGGCTTCTGCTCTAAACCAGCCTGTCCGAGCAGAATCTCCTTCATCCGACTGTAGTCTTGTGACAAAAAACGTTGTAGCCTCGGACCGATGTTATGCATGAAGATTTGAACGATGAATTCAATCACTACAAATCCATCGCCCTTAATCTCGTCATAACTGATATTTGTACCCATCTCAATAAATAGCTTTGCAAGACTTGGTATTTTAGAAAGTGTCTTAGCTAATTTCGCCGGGTCCAGAAAATCTTTAAAAATAGTATTAAGTTCGTTCGAAGATACGGGAGCAGTTTCTTGCGATTCCACTCCCGCCTCCGAACGATTAATACTACTGGCTTTTAACGAAATTTGGACAAATTCATGGATGATCGGACGTATAAGTTCAGAAATTTCACGTGATCCCTTGTCGATCATATCGGCGGGAAGGGGTAATATTTTTACCTCATGACGCGTACCGTTTTCATCTTCGTACTGAACGATTTTGGGCCGTGTCGCGCGAATAACTTCTGCTTCTAAAGCTTCATTTGGAGTCGGTTCGTTCGGATTTGTTTCATTAGCCATAGTAGTATTTTTCTCCTTATCGTATTAGCTCGTAGCTTCTTCGCAAGCCTCTGCGTTATTGAAGTTGGTAAGCGTGGCCCAATTCAGCATGTCATAACTGACATAATGACGGTTGAAAGTAGTGACTCTACCGTGATTCATCTGTAGTTCAGACATCAGAACGGGCCATTCAAATTCAAAGCCAGATTCGAAACTTAGCGTCGAAATATCGAGTTCCCATCCGTTTTCTGCAAGCACTTTCCAGAGTTCGATTTCGATACCTCTCGGTGCTGGTGTTGACCTATCGTCATCTTTGAACGCGAGAATCACGGGTCGTACAAGTTTCGGATTGGTATCAGACGGTCCGATACTCATACTGATATTCGGATTTTCGAAATAAGAATATGTCACCCGAATTCTCTCGCCGTTTTCGATATCTCCGGTTGAGGGGAAATTAACCACGCCGCATGAAGTGTCTACTTCATAATCTGAACCCGGTTCATAAGCGACATCAGAAATATCGGCGATTATGAAACTACCCACCGGATCACCGGGGTAATTGCCGCCTTCGCCAAGATGTATAAATTGGGTGATGAGGGCCATCGTTGTTGATGGGTCCGTAACTTCATGGACAAGAATCGCATCGTCTCTTGTCTCTGTAGCAGTGGTGTATTCGTAAATCCTGTAACCAGTCGGCGTTGCACCAGTCGGCGCGTTCCATGTAACGAGACAATTTTCACCAAGCGTTATGGAAACTGTATCTTCTTGGTAATTACCCTCTGTATCGCCATATACCGCAGTAACAACCATGGTGTAATTACCAGTAGGAATTAACCCACCAGTCCCGGTGGCCGTTGCTGATAATGATTGAACCGCTGGTAGTGGTAATGTTCCATAAAGCCCGTTGCTATGGATCAACACGATTGATCGATCATTGAATACTGTGTATTCCTCAGTGACAGTGGTTAGAGTACAGGTAGTGTCTTGTTCGACCGTACCGCAATTCTTCAAGAAAAAGCGCAATGTATTCGGATCATACATCTCGACGAATTTTCCAAGAAGTCGATACTTTTCTTCTGTAGCACGACCCTGAACCTCGACCATACGACCGTTAAAAACGTCGTTCTGAAATACGATAGCAGGGTCCTGCTTGTTGAACCTGATTTCTTCCACTTTGCCGGGGACGATGAGGTGATCGTTTACCTCGTCGTAAAAACACAGCCTACCCGGACCGATATGTACATTTTCCGGGTGTTGCGTGACGTTGTGGTCAGACATCGGTGTTTTCCTCCGTTAATTGGGAATTTATATTTTCTGAACCCTCATTAGGTTCAGGTTCGCTCTTTGTCTTTTTGGACCGTTTCTTCTTGGTCTTTGCTTCTGCTTCACGTTTCTGGAACTTTCGCTTGGAGATTTCCTGTTTCGATTTCTCGCCAGCCTCAATCGAAGATTTGACCGAACGGGCAACTCCAGAAGTACGTTCGTCGAATCCGCGCGGGTCTTGGGGTATTTCTATGGCTAGTCCCGGCGTGTTGAGAAATAAGTCTAGTTCTTGTTCCGACGGTATATCAACGACCGACATCATTTTATACCATCCGTAAGGCCTTCCGTTAAGATTTCTAGCGACTTTAGCGTTTGGATAATTATTTCTGAGCATATCCAAGTCACCAGAAACCTCGAATTTTTTTAGAATCCTGAACGGCCTATATTTCATTTCGTAACTCATCTGTAAATAGCCTCCCGGTACCAGATTTCATAATTGAATTGTATCACAAGCCAAGGCCGTTCCATAAAAACACTATCAAATATCGGATCGGCAAAATTGAAAAAACGCAAAACGTCGATCACTCCACCTTCACCAGCAATGCCGCCCAGACTCTTGTCAAGGTGTAGGATTGAATTAATATCGTGATGGATTTCATGAATTTCTTTTTGGGAAATAGGAAAGGTTTCTCCCCATACTCCTATGATCGCACTGAGTATTGCGTGAAACGTCTCTTCGCCGTATTTATCTGAATCACGTCTTTTCTCAGTCATGACAAATCCGACATAGGGCCATCGGTCGGCACGTTCAAGCGGGGCTTCTAAATATTCAGCGGCCATTGTCGGAGTAATAACGTTCAAATCCCTTATCGCCTGAAACCTCTCGGCCCATCCAGAATGATACTCGACATCTCTCATTCTGTCTGGAGGATCAGGGGCCATTGCTAAAATGACGTGTTGAATCAAATTACTCGCCGCTTCGATGATTAGATTCTCTTTCGCTCTCGATGTATCAGGTACGGCCATATTCGCTAAAAAACAACTCCATGAGATGCGCTGTGACGCCCATTCTGACCATGGGCAAGGGTAAGGGTTGGGAAATTACAATAAATATTTATATTATTTTATCAATAGCCAGTTAACGCACTGACGATTAATTCGTTGGTCAAAAATCTGGTTAATTCATCAACATCGCTGTTTCTGATGTAAAGAAATTCACGGACAGGAATATTATTCTCAGGATCACCGAATTGATGTTTCGGCCCATATTGAACATTTGTTCCACAATACACCGCATTGCCCTCGACCTTAAAGGTAATGCTGTTATATAACCGTCCTGTGTCTCGTAATTTTTCTACGTCTTCACCGGGCGCGGCGTTCCGTTCGCTCAAGGTCCATGGGGAAAGAGGCGGCCATTTTGAGCCGTCTAGGTTTTCTTCTCGCTCAAAATTCGACCTGACCATTGTCTGCATTTTAAGTCCGATTAGTCTCAGGACGTGATTGTTCTGTCGATTCGCATTTATCAGACCTTGAATCGCGCGGTCGAGATGTTGCATTCCGATTATCTGAACCCCGGCTCGGCCAAATCCCGAAATGTTTCGAAACACAGTGCCGTCTACCATGCCAAATCCCTCCATTCGCCATAATTCTCATCATCGGGATCGCTGGTATAGTCTTCGAAATTATCGTCTATCATTACTCGCTCAACGTCTGTATCGGTGAGGGTAGGAATTGTTTTTACAACCGTTCCTCCAACGGTCGAGAATCTATATTCTCCCTTCTTGATATCGGACAATGCTCGTTGATAATCTGCTTCTCTGTCACGATGCGGATTATTCTCGGCCTGAGTCCGTCTTGCCCAAACAAGCCACGAACAATGATCCGACACTAATTGATTCACTTCTTTTGGAACATTGGGGACGTATTTACTCGCATCACCCGTAAGGTCATATTCGTAATAAAAAACATTTTCAAGTGTAATTTCTGTATCGCTATTAATTTCTGCGACAATGAGTCGGATATCTTCTTGGTCATCCGGTCTAATCTCATCACCCACGGCGAGTTCTGATATAGCCGCACCACCAGTAATATTTACTGTCGTGTCGCCGCGAATAAATATGAAACTACCCGTAAGGCTTGTGATTGTAGGATCGATTGGAACTGTGGTGTAACGACGCAAAATCGCCTCAAGGTCGGTCGATGCCTTAGAGATGTACCGCTCTAAGTTTCTTACCACGTCGTAATCGTCAATTGAAGAGCCTGCACGGTCAATGACCAAATTGACCAGATGGCGTTCTGGGTCTAACATGTTTAAATCTGTGATCGTGCAGTATTTTGAAATTCCGGTCAATTTTCATTCTTCTCTCAAGCGTTATATTCATTTCACAGAATATGTGCCGAGTCTTCACTAAACGTTACATCCATAGCACTGAATATGTTGTCGGCTCTTTTCCAACAATACATCCGCGTCTCTGAATATGTCTATCGATACATCAGATGCTCTGAATATGTTATTGCTCCGTTTAGGCGTTTAATTCACATCACTGAATATGTTCGTCGTTAAACTATATTCACAAAATATGTTATTTCTTTCCGATTGGTTTTAACTTTCCCTGCCTCAACCATCGGCGTACATGTGGATTCCTATCGTCTAAGGTCACATTATTGCCAGCCTTAATAAAAATACGGCGGCCACATCTGGAACCACAATTTTTGACAGCTCTAAAGCGACGTTCCATCACTGATTATCGGCATAGGCACTTAACAACTGATTCGCCTTGGATTTGCCGATCCCCTTGATTTCTCGTAATTGTTCAAAGGTCCAACCTTCGAGGTCTGCGACAAATACTAATCCTGCTTCGGTGAGTTTCGCAACGTTGCCCGGTTTGAGGAAATCCAAATCACCAATTAATCGAACATCGACCGTTTCCAGTTCTGGTTCTGGATCAGGGTCTAATGGTTCAAAATCCGTTTCTGCTGCTGTTACTGGTTCAGGAATTACTTCGGCGATTTCATTTATTACTTCCGGAACTGTAACAGTTGGCTCGACTATTTCCTCTGAGGAAATAACCGTGGCTGGACTGTCTTCCACAATCCAGCCACGTCTAAGACCTTCTTTTAACCGGGGATAATCAGAAGGAACAATACCGTCCTTTCTGATCGTGCCTCGTCTATAGCCTAAAGCCTTTGTCGCTCGGAATATTTTATCGGCCATTTTTTGGCTCCCCGTAAATAAAAGATTTACTGAAACATTAAGCAACTAAATAGAATTAACCAGACGTCGATCCGGTTAAAACGTCCGTGATTAAAACTCCAGCACGACTGTTGGTGACTTTGACCTCATAGTCGGTACGACCCTCGCGATATTCGCCTCTTCTGTGTTCGTCACGGTAGACGTAGAACGAGACGACATCCATATCATTGATTCGGTTCATATTGAACGCGAACTGTGACACAAACGTTCCTGATCGGCGCGATGGAATCGGATCGACGTAAAGGACAATGGCCCAACTATCACCATAAGTAGCTGATGCGTTTTCCCACAGGAATTGAAGATTCGCTGTCTCAAGCGGACCTGCCGAGTCATAAACCGCGGCGGCCTCAATAATCTTTAGCCTGTAAAGAATGTCGTTTGGAATACGACCAGTCGCGACATACTGAGGACCGCCCATGTATTTGAGCAGGTCCTTAATATCTGCGTTGGAAGTAATCGCGTCATAAACCCGTGGCGGTACGAGAAGGTGGGTGGGAGTGAAGCCAGAGTCTAAACGAATCTGGCGAACAGCCGTGTCAATATCATCCTTAATATTGGCATCGTCTGAATCCCATGCGTTGGCGGCGACGATAACATGATCGCCTGCTGCTCCACCGTAATAATTAGAACCGTCTAAGATTTGTTCTGCAAGTTCGTACTCACGAATCGTACCGATATTTTGCAAGACTAGGCGGTCGCCCTTGATGTAGTCCGCAGCAGCAATATCGGCGTTAGCAACTTCCCTGTCGCTAACAAAATGTCTCTTGGCGGATTCCTCTGTTGCGAAAAAACCTTTATCGATCCGAAAATCGAGTTCGGTAGCAATTCCACCTTTACCAAGCTTCTCTTGATGTTCGATATTCAATCCTTCGATTGGAACGAATACGAAATGCTGTCCACTGGTTTTAGGTACGGCAACTACCGGGGCTACTTGGTTCGCAACGAAATTATCGTTAAGCATTAATGCTTGAACGCCCCACGTAGAGAGACCAATATCAAGGGCTGATTCGTCTGGATAAGGATGTCCGGGCATATCAGTTAATCTCCTTGGTTAACTATCAGTCACCTACGCCTGAGAGGTCGCAGGAATCCGATGAATTTGGATGTGGGTATTCTCACCGTCGGCGGTGGTTTCGTTGAGACAAATACCAATAATATTATCGGTACCGTCTCCTGTAGCAGCTACGACTCGACCGTTCGCGTCTGATACAACCCACTCGTTGAAATCGACCTCGCCACCTGCAAGGACAGGGGCAATGCCGATTATGGCTACTGGACATTTAATGGAATCCATTCCGGCTTCTTCGTCATCGACCAGAGTAATCTGGGCCGTTGTAACGGTTCTGAGACAGATTCCAAGGGGATCGGCATTCGCTGTACAAGGAACGATTGTCCCCTCCGTGGCTCCGGGCATGACGATTTGTCCGTCAAGTACCGCGGATTCGGCATAGGCAAAAAGCTCAAGTAAGGGCTTTTTCATGTGTTTCTTTCGAGTCGCTTCGACCGTCATCAAACATCACTCTCCTTGAGTTTTTCAACCATTACCATGATTTCAGTCGCGTTTTTGTCAGGATACTCTTCTGAGAGTTTCCGACGCAATCGCTCCGTTGTCGTGTCAAACCCCGAAGCGTCAAGTCTATCAAGGTCCGCATTTGGACCCTTCGTGTCGTCCTTGATCGAGGTATGAGCACTGACTTCGCCCTTGAGTTTCACTCGGCCACCGAGTTTGAAAAGTTCAAACAACTGGTCTGAGACTTTTCGCTTGACACTATTACCGTCGCTCAGTTGTAGTTCAATTTCCAATTCATCGGGAATTGCACTGAGACATTCGACAATACCGCCTTCGATATGTGCAGGAACAATAAAGCCTTCTGAGAGCATCGTTCGAGAAATCGCTGTAAGTTTCGCTTTACGATTCTTAAACGATTCTTCTTGAAGCTGCCGGAATAACTTTTCATATTCCTGCTGCGCCTGTGATTTTTCGGCATCGATGGTTACGCGTAAAGCATCTGTCTTTTTTTGAAGGTCGTCAATAGACTCTGGTTCAATCAAAGACACCGTAGTTGCCGTAACCACAGGAGTTGGCTGCGTGGACTCAACGGGCGCATCGTCACCTTCATGACCGTCCACAGGGGCGGCCGTTTCGACGACATCAGGCATAGTTGGTCCTCCTTCCGCTGTAGCGGTCAGGATATTGGATGTATTTGACCCGTCTACCGTTTCGGTAACGGGGTCAGTCCCTTCTTTAACGTTTGTCTCGACATTAATTTTAACGTCTATTTCTACTTCATTATTGTCTGGTTCGGTTAATTCCGCGCTCAGGCTTGCCTTCCCCTCGACCCAAGCCTTGGCTTTTAAGAACGTCCAGCCTTTTTCGCGACTGAACAAAATTACCCGGTTAAACACGGCATCGTTCTTTTTACCTTCTGGAACATATTCTTTTTTAAGCAATCCGGCTTCTGCCCGGATTCCAGACTTGCTCGAAATCTGACGGGTCCGCAACGTGCCGGATTGGAAACGGCTCAATTCTCGAACCTTGTAGGAAATATCTTCATCTGTTCTGGCCCAATTCAAATTGGTCGATTCTGGTAATTGCTCGACAATCATATTTGCAAGATTCGCACGTGCCGCGATTCTATCTGAGTCTACTGTTTGCTGAACAGAACTGTGCGCATCGATTTCGTCCTGAACGTTATTGACGCTAAAAACGATAGGGTCCATCCCCACTACTGCCGGATTTGAGTTTCCGAGCAAGGCGAGATGAAGCATGTAAGGAATGCCTTGGAGCGGGTAAAAATCCCACCAGCTTATCGACCGTTCATTAGCTTCTCCGGATTCGATGGTTTCGACGCCTGAATCGAGAAGACCGACTGTGGCGATTACTTTGTGTAGGCCCTTGTCGCTTTTTTCATCGACGTGCTGGAGCGCGAGAATATGGCCTAATGCTTCGAATTCCGGTTCGAGAAATCCACCATGGCCAAATATCACCGGGGCGCGGACTATAGAGAGGTCGTAACTTGCCGCGATGTCTTCGATGAATTCTTGACCATAAAATCGATTATTCCACGTCCCTTCCCGGACAACTTCGATTTCTACGATTTTGGCATATTCCTGTTCGTAAGGATCACCTTCAAATCTTGGCATCTTATCGCTCCTTGAGTTTAACCGGGTCGGTGTTTGAAGGGACCATTTGCTGCGGCCCCACTTTTTCATCGGTTGGTTTGCCTGTTCCGCAGATTCTACAGAATATTAGTCTTGCTTCTGTATGTACGCCGCAATTTGGGCATTTCCAATAATTCTGTTTTGTATCTTTCATCTCTGGCCTGCTAGTGTAGAATTGAAGTAAATCTCCCGAAACCGTCTTGAGCCAATATATCTGGTCTCGATGCTGGATTCCCGGTATATTCATCGATGAAGACTGGAGTCATTGTTGACCTGCACTGAAAATGACACGGCGGTACAATGTCCCATTCTTCCATTTTGCCCGTTGCATAAATCTGATCGTTTCGTTCCTCACATATCGCCGTTGTGCGATTATCAATAATCGCGTCAAACCGCATCGCTGGAATTGCTTCTCTGAGGCGTGGGTCAAATAATGCCTCGGCATGTCCAGTGTTGTATGAGCTTTGTACTACTGTCCTGAATATAACATTTGCATGGTTAGTATTCAAGACCAATCCATCGACTGAGGCCTGAAATTCTGCTATTCCCGTTCCCTGAACAAGAGCATTTTCAATCGCGGATCGTAGATTTCTTCGAATGGTCGTATAACTCATGCCGCTCGCAGATAAGGCTCGACGTTTCGCATATGCCTCTAAATAATTAAATTCTTCAATCGTGAGAATTTCTCGATCCAAGAACATTGCCGTTGCTTCTTCGAATTCGACAGGTTCCCAGAACGATTCTAATATCTTGCCCGAAAATAGACGTCTCAACGTTTTTATAATCTGACTCAACCTTGGCAGGTCAAGGGCGTCTCGAACCTTGTTTAAATCGTAGATATTGAACATCCCGTGAAGGAGGTCGTAATACCACGTAATTCCTACCTGATGGCGGAAATCTTCAAAGTCGATTCGATAGTTTCCAAAATCCGCCAAGGCTTCGTCCAATGAGCTGTAATTATTCAACCAGATATTTATTTGATCGCCTAATTCTTGGTATATTGGTAAACCAGCAGAAATCGCACCTTCTGTTAATTTCTTTAATTTCCACTGAGTCTTATCGAGCCGATTATTGACAATGCCCAATTTATCCGGAAGGATCATTGCGAGTGACGCAGCTTGCGCCTCTGGACTGTCTGGATCGGGAACGTCTTCATTTTCATCATCGTCTTCATCAGGCTCGTCTGGTTCTGCTGGAACTTCGATTATTTCTGGAGCAGGGGGATTAATCAGGTCGTCCGGGTCCGTATCGTCCGGGGCCATTTCTAGGCTCAGTTCTGACGCGACATAAGCCTTTGTCATTGGAATACCGTATTCATTGCCGAGTTTAATATTTTCCCTGACTTCTTTAATATCCTTGTTGGTTTCATAGGCCTGCTTGAACTTAGGGAACACATTAGGTATGGCATAGTTTAATTCGACCATCCAGCGGATAAGAGTTTCATTCAGCGATCCGGCTAATCCCTTGGAGTCATGTTCTTTTCGTTTCTGTTCTTTCTCGGCATGAATCGAACCTAACGCTC